GCGCTGTGGGGCCTGCTGCGCGGCCTTATGCTTGTCTACAGCGTCAAGAGGTTTGCAGTGGAGCGGGAACAATTCGATATGCTTTGCAGGCACCTTAGCGCCCAGCGCATACTTCCACGGGATGCCATTGTAGAGGTCGTCTTCGACCGCTGCGATCTGTGCTTCGACCTCAGCAGCGAGCGCCAGCGTCGGAGGCATGTGGTCATAGACCAGCATCGCCAGCATCTCGCGCAGCACAAGATCATCCGATCCCGTTACGTCTTCCCCGGTCGTGTTGCGGTAGAGCATCCGAATCTCGAGCGGCGTCATACCGAGCAGGAAATGCTCCGAGTTGACGTTCTCGTTGCGAATGCTGTGATGGGGCGCCTCCAAGAACGACAGACCGCCCAGCACCATCTGATCGTGATGCTTGTGCAAGAACTGGAGGGTGTCCATGTCTATGGAGACGAACATCTTATCCCTCCACCTTGAGCCAACGACCGTCGTCCTGGAGCACATACTTCTGTCCGAGCCCGGTGCCCAGCTTGCCACCGAACTGCTCGAAGGTCTCCTGGCACCAATTGCCCCAGCCAATGCCGGGCAGATTGGCGTCATACATAACCTCACCGAACGGCTTGTTCCGGAGCTGGCAGCCGGTTGCGGGGAGCGGGCTCAGCCAATAGGTCTTCTCAGCCATCACTTGGACTCCAATTCTTTGATCTCACGCTCCATGCGCTCGATATGCTTCGGATCAGCTTCCGGGGAAGCGCGGTAGCCCTTGAGCCGCATACGCAGCGACCTGAGCTTCATCTCGTTAATGCGATCAGCGTCCATAGCTGAGCACCTCCTCGAAGGGCTTGGGATGGACGTTCTTGTGGCCCAGCTCGTTCTTCAGATCGCGGACCCGCTGCATGTATATGCGTTCCTGAGCTGCCTGAGTGTAACGTGCCATTGTGCGTCTCCTTGTTGCACCCCTTTTAACAGAGTTCAACAGGAACGCAAACACTTTTTTAGAACGGAATGTCGTCGTCTAGATCGTCCGCATAAGTCCGGTTTGCAAGCTCAGCGCGCTGGGCGGAAAGCTGCTCCCGGTTCTCAATCTCCGGAACGTAACCATCCGACTCTTGCGTTCCGAACGCGGTGCCGTCGTAGCAGAACGCCATGATCTCCGGATATTGCTTGTTCGTCCAGACCCTGATGTGCGTGGGCGCAGCCAGCACCTTGTCCGCGATGTTGATAGCTTCAGCAGTCGTTTCCGGCATGGGCGTGTCGGTGCGTTCGGACCACCACTTGCGCGCCTTGCGGCCCGCGAAGTTCGTGTGCTGCACACAGATGAACTCACTGAAGGACTTGTATCCGCAATAATAGCTCATCTTCATCATCGGAGGGCTACCCTCCTTCTCGTGCCTGTCAATGGTGACGCTGTCCACCTTGAACACCTTGACCACAGGCTCGTCGATTTTGATCAGCTCGTCTTGTGCAGCTTCCATCTTGAACTTAACCTCGAACAGGAATTCTGCACCGCACCCTAACGCGGTCTTGAACGGTTGTCCGCCGCAGTAGCGCACGCTGGCGTGATTATATGTCTCACAGACCTCGCACAGCTTGACGGGTGCGTCACCGCCACCCTTGCCCTTCTGGCGCGGGGTGACAGGATCATTGATCGGACCGAGCGTGGCAGTGTTGCGCGCAAAGTCCATCACAAGGCAGTCGTGCTTGTCGGATGCAAAGATGGCCTGCAAGCGACCTTCGATAGTATTGAGGTCCGCACGGGTGCCGTCAGTCAACAGACCTTTCCCATCCAACCCGTAGACCGGGCGCGTGCCGCGTCCCAGCATCTGGACCCATAGGATCACCGAGCCGGTTGCGCGCAGAATGATAATGAAGTCGATGCCCGGGAAGTCGAAGCCTGTGGTCAGGACATTGTTGTTCACCAGCGCACGGATCTTGCCGGACTTAAAGTCCTCGATGGTCTGGTCGCGCCCTGCCCGCTTGCTGTGAACGCACCCCGCTGGCACGCCCATCATATTCAGCATGTCGCAGACGTTGTCCGCGTGATCGGTGCCTGATGCAAAGATCAGCCAGTGCTTCCGGTCCGCACCATACTCGAGACACTCCTTGAGCGCCGCTTCGGTGATCTCGTCCCGGTCGAACTTCTCCTGCATCTCCTTCTCGATAAACTCACCGCCCCGCGTATGCAGGCCTTCGGTGTCGAGATGCAGCTTGGGACGCTTCGGCACAAGGGGGATTAGATACCCCTCAAGGAACAGGCGGTTGAACGCTTCCTTGCCGGTAATGTCGAAGCACATATCCTTGAACAGCGGGTCCGACAGGTTGCCCTTGCTGTCCTCATACGGATCGGTCAGGTGCCCGTGACCCATGCGCCACGGGGTAGCGGTGAAGCCAATGACGCGGAGGTAGGGGTTGATGGACAGCAGACCCGCAATGAACGTCCGATACATGGTCTGGTCGTTCGGGCTCATCAGGTGACACTCGTCAATGATGACAAGGTCAATATGCCCGAACTGCGCCCAGCGCCGTGCCACGCTCGCAATGCCAGCGAACGTGATCGGTTGCGTCATGTTGCGCTGATTCAGACCAGCGCTGTAGATACCAGCGGGGGAGAAGCTCCACAGTTGCTTCAGCTTCTCGAAGTTCTGTGCAATCAGCTCCTTAACGTGCGTGAGCACGATGATTCGTTGCTGCCCAAACTGGCTGAGCACGCTCTCCAGGAAGCGAGCAATGACCACACTTTTGCCCGTGCCAGTCGGCATCGCGACAAGCGGGTTCCCGGTCGGGTGCGTGCGGAAGTAGTTCCAGATAGAGCCAACAGCTTCCGTCTGGTAGGGGCGGTCCTGAAACGCCGGGATAGGCTCGGGCGAGCCGTTGTGCCCAATGCCCGGGATCTCATCAAGGAATCCGGTTGCGGGGCTCATGCACGCAGACCGTCGTTCTCATACCAGTCCGGACACCCGACCAGTTGCTTCTCTTTGCTTAGGTTCATATTGTGCTTATTGCACACCCAGGCACCGCCTACAACAGGTTTGCTGAACTGGCAAGTGCGACAGTTGATGTCCGGTGCAGCGGACAGGTGGCACACCGGGCGGTGATCGCAGAAGCGGCACTTGAAGAAGCCTGCGCTCGTGTTGATCTTCTTGGGGGCGTTCTCCGCCCAGACCAGATGCTCACCCCGATCCAGGTATTGGTCCGCATACTCAGGCGCAAGGTAAATGATCTCCATGTAGAGGTCATCGGTGTTCTTGCAGACTGCGACGTAAAGCGCAACGGTGAGACCCATCTTGCGCATGTAGAGTTGCATCTGAGTGTAGTGCTCGGGCTTCGCCGCTTTGACACCCTGCCCGGTGAAGCGGTTCTTGACGGGGTCCTCGCAGTAGGCGCGCCAGTCCTTCAGCTTGCCGGCAAGCTCCTCGAACGACTTCTCCCCGTGCGTCTTGAACTCGAGGATGAACGCCATAAGCGCGTCGAGGTCTGGCAGCCCCCGAGCGACCCCGTCGCCGGAACCTCCAGCGTGTCCTTCCGCCCAGCTGATGCGGAATTGCTTCCCGTTGGCGTCTTGCTGCCAGACCTCCACCCCGATCATCAGCAGCATCGCAATGATGCGCCCTTCCTCGAGGTGTCCGCGGTTGAACAGGCGCAGCACGCGCCCGTCGAACTTCGCCTTCGTCGCCCACCTGAACGAATACCAGATGGCGCGCATACACTCCTGACCCAGAATGGACGCGCCAAGGTGCGGTCGGTGCCCGTCCTCAGGGTCGTCCCGATATGCGTCGCCGATGTGTGGTAACACCCTGCCTTGCCAGCCACGGAACGATGCACCCTGATCGGCTTCCATCATATCTGCGATCTTGCGCATCGTGAGATGCGCGTGCATCAAATTACCCATGTCTGCTCCTGTCCGCTAGGAGGACCGTGCCCTTAGCATGGACCAGAGGCGCCGCCGAAGCATTGCATCCCAGGCACGGTCCACCTAGCAGCCGGGGACGCTTGCGCGCCCCCGGATACCAGTTACGCCTGAGGCGCGGCCCACGGGGGAGCAGCACCCTGAGCGGCCGCAGCGGACGCAGCAGCCGGGTCAGCAGCGGGTGCCGCCGGAGCAGCTTCCGCAGGAGCAGCACCGCCCGCCCAGGGCTGTGCAGGCGCACCGCCACCGAACGGGTTCGCGGGGTCCTGCGCAAGCGCGGCAGCGCCACCCGTTGCCCAGGGCTGCGCAGCGTCAGCGGCAGGGGCCGCGGG